ACTCTTGTCAGCACGTTCCTCAACTCGAGTTTGCATTTCTTGAGCGATAGCCAAAAGCATACCGTTCATAGCCCATGCGTATACCAACCTGCCGTCAGCCGTGGTGTTCGCAGCCAAACGGTTAGACACAATAAACTTGAAGCCCATGAACGAGTCAATCTGACCCGCCACCAAAGCACGGATTGTGTTGAAGTCGCTAGAGGTAACCTCTGTCGATTCTAACAAGTCGGTGATTTGTTTAGGCGAACATACGATAAAGCGAGGTTCATCAGGGTCGACGTCGGCAGAATCTAAAACTTCTTTAGTCTGTCGTAACTTGTCGATTGTTAAACCTGTAGCAGCAGGTAAAATCTGCTGTGAAGCAGGAAGGGCGGTAGCAACGCTACCAGTCTTTCCTGTTGCGGCACTTGCGTCGAAAGCGGAGATAATCTCGTCGTCCATTGCTCGACCTAAAGCCCATGCTGCGTTAATAGCATAAGCATTTTCCGGGTCGATAATGAGTTTAAGTTTATCCTGCTTGTCAACGAGGTCCGCCCACTCGAAATCTAACATTGACACTCGGCGACGTCTGTGGTCAGACTTCACCAATGGTGTATCAGCGTTTCGTGTGGTTTTCTTAACTGCTGCCGTTTCCGCTAACTGCTCGAAATAGGCGTCTTCACCAACGATACCTGTTTCGACACGGACGGCAGAACGCAGCCTAGAGCCTTTTTGTTGAACAAGAAATTCAACATTTGCTCCAAACTGCTTGACCATTGCTTCGGTTATTGCAGCCATTTGAAAACTCCCGTTTTTTGTTTAAGTTAAATTTGGGTTGCCCAAAACTGGACCCGTCCTACATCATGTCTTGGATTCCCTAACGGGAGTTGTCCTTTACTGCTTTTCAGGGTGTGCCATTGCCATAAGGTCATTGACCTTTTTGACCATAGCCTTGTGTTCTGAATCTGCGAAAGGCTTGTTGCCTTTTGCGTCAGTCCTGTTCCAATAAGCACCACTTTTATCAGCCATAATCTTCTCGACCTCTACTTTTGCTTCAGCCGGAGTCAATACGCCTGATTGAGTGTCACCGACGAGAGTATTACCGTCCTCGCCGAATTGCCTTGCAACTTTTACCATGAAGCGGACCATGTGTGGGTTGTTCCCGAGCCCTGTGCTCTCGAGAGCCTGTATTACTTCCGCTCCACCAAACTTCTTAAGCAGCCCTTGTGCGGCTGATAAGTTTCCGTCAAATGCTTTTCCGTATTCCTTACGAAGTTCCCCTTCAGAAGCACGCAATGCTGTTGCCGTTGCGTCTGTATGATTCTTTACGTTGCCTACCGCTTGCTCATGCTGCCATTGATACAATGCCTTAACTTGGTGCGGTAGCAGCCCAATGTCATGCGATAACTGCTTAAATCCGTCAATCGTTTCAGGCGGAGTTTCCGGGAAACCTTGTGGAGTTTCTAACTTTGGCAACTCGTATGCTTTCGGGTCGCTCGGTCTTCCCATTCGGTCATATACAATGTCCCACTCTTTTCGTCCTTCAGCAGATAATGGGTCTGCGTCTTTACCCGGAACTGGAATCTTTTCCTTACCGATTAAAGATTGTGCATTAACATAACTCTTTGCGACGTCCTGCGGCGTCTTGAAGTTCGCTAAAGAAGGGTGGTCTTTAATGGAAGGGTCTAGGTTATCACGCCAACTTGTTGTGATAGTTCCTGTTCCGCCGCCTTCTTCTCCACCTTCATCACCGCCTTCATCACCACCTTCGTCACCACCCACTTCTCCACGGTTGTTGAACGGAAACTTTGCCGTCCTGCTATTCCAGTTAGGAACTAAATTGTCCTTTTCAGGATTCAGTTTGTCCTCTTTCATGTTCTAACTCCTTCACTTTGACTGCTGTTAACTTCAGTTGGGTTTCTATGTGTATCATCACGTTCCGTTGTCCCTCATTATAAGACATAACATGAGGAAATTCGTGAATCGTTGGCGAGTAATAGAAACAAGTTTTCTTTAAGTCTTCAAGGACACGAAGCCCTTCTTCAGACCCAAAGACTTTTTGATAATCGCTTCTCTTTTGTTGAGCGATTTCTTTTGCTTCAGCCATTATTCCCGACCCGTTGTTTTTCCGCCTGCGTTGCCTGTCGAGATACTAGACCCGGCACTCATAGCGTTTGTTTGCGTAGTGCTCTCTGTCTGTGCTGTTGTATTATAAGGTGGCTCTGTGCTAGGTGTTGTCATTGACTACTCCTTTTCTTCAGGTTCGTCTTCCTCAATAACTTCCTCGGAATCATCAACAGAAGATTCCAACTCAATGTCAACGGCGTCAGAAGACGTGCTCGCCGCCGCTTCTTCTGCTGCGATATTAGATATAGGTTCAGGGCTTGACGCTGTTTCTTCGATAGGCTCACTTTGCCCCCCTGTCAACGGCTTACCGTCTTTGGTGCATTTTCCGTCAAGATAATCTTGTTTTGTAAACATGGTGCTTCTCCCCGTTAATGAATGTTTAACTATTGGCATTGTTCCTCATTTCCTCGGCTTCCGCCATATTTTTGTGTGATTCGGAAGCAGTCTTATCAGATTCAATAGCGGCTTGAGCCAACTGTAACTGTTGCATTTCTTGCTGTTGTTTCGCTCTCTGCTCTCTGATTTCTGCGACCTGTTTTCCGTCACGAATGATTTCAGGTGATACACCGAAGATTTCTGCGGCTTCGTCAATCACTCTGTCGCCGTCTATTTTATCAATAACGTCAGGAATGAACTGTGCCACTCCTGCTGCCATTTGTAACAGCGAGGAAACGCTAGTGACCGCTTCCCGACGCTGTGCTAATGCCAATGGAGATACATATTCAATAACGAGTTCCCGACCTTCAAGAGCAGGCGGTGGGGGCAGAAGAACGCCCTGCCGCAAGAGAATACCAAATGTTCTTGAGATTATAGGGTCAAGCATTTCTGATTGCATACGTCCGATTACAGGTCCGAGCATAACCATTTTCTCTGCAACTCGTTCCTGAACTTCGGTTGCTGTCATATTCTTTCTATCAGCAAGAAGCATAAACAAATCAGTAAAATAACCATTATGGATTGCGGTTCGGTAGTCATTAAGCATATCCCGTCCTACCGGGATATTTCCTTTCGTTTCAAGCGGTTCAATCTTATCGTCTTTACTTCCAGTAAGTTTGTAGTTGATACCGCCGGGTATTGTTTTAAGCGGTAATAAGAAGCCGTCATGTGGCATAACAAGCGGCGGGTCAACAATCTTCTGTGCCGCTTTAAGCAACGTCTTTGCCATAGCGTTGACCATTTTAATATCAGGTAATAGGATAACGCCCGGTGAGTAACCATACACATCACCTGCTACCTTATTAAACCGGGTAACCATATACGGAAATTCATTGAAGCCGCCTTCGGCGATTACCATTCTTGAATCAACCTCAACGTGAACAGATTCAAAAGGCATATCAACAGAACGGCTGCTATTAGGATTTCTGTATTCCCGTTCTTGCACTCCATGAAGGAACGTAACCTTCTCGTCCCACTTGTCATTCTTCATCAACTCTAAAGTTTTTGGTCCTGCTCTTTCTTCACCCCATAAATCAAACGCTGCTTTTGCACTCATTTTGAACTTGCGATAGACTGTCCTAATCCTACCATTTGCGTCTTCATCAATAACGACTTCTTCAATAAAGACGGCTGTAAATCTGATAATGTCTACGTCGTCTTCTTCCTCAAGTAATACTGCTGTCCCGACGCTGCCGAGGTCTACATACGCTTCGTGTATCTGTTCGTTAAAGTTGCTACTGTTTAATACGTCAAGAACTTTATTTTCGCTATCAGCCAACCATAACTTAATCTCGTTAATTTTGTTCAACTCGTTATTCTGTAAGCGGAGATTGAACCACTTCGTTGCCGGGTTCGTCATGTTTCCGTGAAACCCTGCTGCTAACACTTGATTGGCACGCCTAGCCGTTGTGTCATATAAATCGTCGTCGGTGCGTTCCCCTGCGGTTTCTCGTCGACGGGTAACCCATGCTTTACGGGGAACAACATACTTTAATACCTCTTGCCACACCTGTTCCCAGTTACTTCGATTACTCTTTAGCCGTTCAAAGCGTTTGATAACCTGTTCCGCTTTTTTGTCGACGGGGGACTTGCCTTCACCCATAGAATCACTTGCCGGACCTTTTGACACTTCCGTATTCGAGTTATATCGGTTAGTTACCATTGATTACCTTTTCATAATGGGTTTGTAAGTAAGTGAAACCCAAAGATTCATATAGACATTCAAATTCATTTATCATATATCCTGTGTGTCCCATGACGAT